ATCACCTTGAGGGTGGCACTATCACAGATAACTAGGAAGAGAGACTACAGTAGTTCTGCAGTAGCTTTAGGTATGGCTATTGAGGATGAGTTGAGGATAAGAACCTTTGAGGAAAACAATCCTCGTCTGTATAGGGTAGTCAAGAAAGACCTAGACAAGAGGTCATCAGGCTATACTTATAAGAGACGTAAGTTAATTGAGTCATCAAGAAGAGATGGACAAGAGTGGACATCATGGACACAGAGAGAAAAACTCTTGGTGGGTAATGCCTTACTTGATTTAACTATAGTCAATACAGGTCTGTTAGAACTGAAGAGTATGATGAAGGGTGGCAAGAGAAGACAACTCTTGTTGGCATCAGAAACTACACTAAAGATAATCAAAGACCTTAGTGCCTTTCAAGAGATACTCAGACCTGAGTTCTATCCTTGTGTTATTCCACCTAAAGATTGGACTACACCTACGGATGGTGGTTATCACACTCATCATGTTCGTCAGATACCTCTTGTTAAGACTGAGAACAAGAACTACCTACAAGAACTCAAGCACTTTGATATGCCTATGGTGTATGGAGCAGTCAATGCCATGCAACAGACAGGGTTCAAGGTCAATCAGTTTGTCTTACAGGTACTGAAGGACATCTGGGATAGTGGCATAGCTTTACCTAGCTTACCACCATCAGAAAACGCAGAAATTCCTAACAAGCCACATGATATTGCTACCAATAAACAAGCTAAGATTAATTGGAAAAGAAATGCAGTCATCATACATACAGAGAACAATCGTATGGCATCAAAGAGACTCTTGTTGAGGAAGACAATACAGATAGCTGACAAGTTTAAAGATGAGAAGGCTATCTACATGGTGTATCAGTTAGATTTTAGAGGACGTATCTATGCAGTACCAAACTATCTGAACCCACAGGGCACAGACTTTGCCAAAGGACTACTGCTTTTTTCTGAGGCAAAAAAATTAAATGAGCAAGGGGCTTGTCACTTAGCTATACATGGGGCAAATATGTTTGGTTATGATAAATCATCTTTGCAAGAACGTATTGATTGGGTGCAAGATAACCAAGAGAGAATACTATCCTGTGCCAAAGACCCATTGGCTGACCTATGGTGGGCTAAAGAATCTGATAAACCTTTTCAGTTCCTAGCTTTCTGTAAAGAATGGGAAGGTCTTGTTGCTGACCCTGAGAACTTTGAGTCTAGTCTTCCTGTCTGTGCTGATGGTAGTTGTAATGGACTCCAACATTTTGCAGCAATGTTAAGGTCAGAGACTACAGGTAAAGAAGTTAATCTTGTACCAATGGATGACCCACAAGACATCTATCAGAAGGTAGCTGATACAGTTACAAATAAGCTAAAAGAAATGCCAGATGATTTAGCACAGAAGTGGATTGAGTATGGTGTATCTAGGTCTTGTTGCAAACGTCCATGTATGGTGTTGCCTTATGGTGGTAAGCAATATTCTTTTACAGATTTTGTAATGGATTATATTGTTGAGCAACGTGACAAAGGTATCTCACATCCATTCGGTGAGGATGTATTTAAAGCAGCAACCTTCTTGTCCAAGTTGATATGGCAATCTATATCTGAGGTTGTTCATGCAGCAACTGATGCTATGGCATGGTTACAAAAAGCAGCAAGGGTTGCATCTTCAGAAGGACTACCTATCAGGTGGGACACACCATGTAATCTTCCTGTGCTACAGGCATACCAAGAAGTTAAGTCTAGTCAGATACAAACCAAGTTACTTGGCAAAGTATTTAAACCTAGAGTGTATGCACAGACAGGTAAGTTAGACAAGAACCGACAGGCTAATGGTATCTCTCCTAACTTTGTACATAGTATTGATGCTAGTCACCTGATGATTACTCTTCATGTTGCCAAGCAGTTAGATATACATTCTTTTGCAATGGTACATGATAGCTATGGTACTCATGCTGCAGATGCTGAAGAAATGTGGGGTGCATTACGTACTGCATTTGTTGAGATGTATTCACAGATGGATGTACTAGAAGAGTTTAGGAATTATCTTTTAGAAGTTCTACCTGAACACAGACACAAAGAGATAGAACCAATACCAACTAAAGGTAATCTTGTTTTAGACCACGTGCTTGAGAGTTCCTTTTTCTTTGCATAATTAATACCCACTCACTTAGACCAATGAAACTATTAAGAGGTTAATAATGAATAAAATACAATACGAAAATATAGTCACACCTGCAGGTAGAGCAATCTATCCTTGGTTGATTAATCCTGACACAAAGTTTAATGCGTTAGGTGAATACAAGGTTAGCCTTTCGCTACTTAGTAGTGAAGCTGAACCTCTCATCAAGAAGATAGATGAAGCTATGGAAAAAGCAAAAGCCCTAGCACCTGAAGGTAAGAAGATTAAGTTACAAGACCCACCTTACTACAATGAAGTAGATGTGGATGAACAGGAGACAGGTAACATCTTGTTTAAGTTTAAGTCTAAAGCACAGATACAAACTAAAGATGGTAAGACTGTACGTATCTCTCCAAAACTTTTTGATGCTAAAGGAACTTTACTCAGGGATGTAGATGACATCTGGGGTGGTTCTAAGATTAAGATTAGTGCTGACCTTGCTCCTTACTATGTCGGTGCTGTTGGTGCAGGTGTAAGCCTGAGACTAAAAGCAGTACAGATAATTGAATTAGTAAAGGGTGGTGGTAATGCAGACAGCTACGGTTTTGAAGCAACCGAAGGTTATGAAGCCTCGTCAGAGGCAAGTCAAAGTGGGTTCGATACTGCAGATGCACAAGAGGACTTTTAGTAAAATCGCTAGGGCTAAAGGTTATCGTAGTGGACTCGAAGAAAAAGTTGCAAGTGAACTCAACGCATTAGGTATCAAGTTTAGTTATGAACCTAAAGGTTGGGTCACTTACAACAAACCTACCTCAAGATACAAACCAGATTTTGTATTACCGAATGGAATCATAGTAGAAACAAAAGGACAGTTCCTTAGTTCAGATAGAACTAAACATAAACTCATAAAGGAACAACACCCTAAGATTGATATTAGATTTGTTTTTAGTAATTCTAAAAAAAGATTAGGTACTAAGTCTAAGACTACCTATGCAATGTGGTGTATCAAGTATGGATTCGACTATGCAGATAGAAGTATCCCTAGCGAATGGATAAATGAAAACCAAACCCCTTCTAGGATGAAGGCAATTAAGGTATTAGGAATATGAATAAAAGAACTAAGACTAACTTTATAGTTGTGCATTGTGCTGCAACTAAACCAAGCATGGATACAAGTGCTGCTGATATAGACAGATGGCACAGGGAACGTGGTTGGTTAAAGATAGGTTATCACTTTGTTATTAGACGTAACGGAGAGATAGAAGAAGGTAGACATATAGAAGAAGTAGGAGCACACGCAAGTGGTTACAACTCTGGTTCTGTTTCTGTCTGCTTAATAGGTGGACTGTCTGAAGATGGTCAGTCATCTGAAAACAATTTCACAGAAGAGCAATGGGAATCTTTCGGAGCAGTCATTGACACTCTGACAAACAGATACCCTAACGCAAAGGTCATTGGACACAACGACATATCTAAGAAAGATTGTCCAACATTTAATGTAGGAGAATGGTATGCACAATACAGGTCAGATGACGAGTACTCAAACGAGTGATGTAATTTTTATTATGCACGAACCATGTCCTAAATGTGACTCCAAGGATAACTTGGCACGTTACTCTGATGGACATGGTTACTGCTTTGGGTGTGGTCATTATGAAAAAGGAAACGAAATGGAAGCAACGGAATCTAGTAGCGAGAAGTTTGGTTTCCACAAAGTACTCGCAACAGATAATAAAGAACAAGAAACAATATTCTCGGAAGGTGAAATCAAAAGCCTCAACAGACGTGCAATAAACAAAGATACTTGTATTAAATTTGACTACCGAGTTACGACTCACATGGGTAAGCCATGTCAGGTAGCGAACTACAAGCACAACAATAAGATAGTATCACAGAAGTTGAGGTTTTCTGATAAGACATTCAAGTGGATTGGTTCATCACAAGATGTTGGCTTGTTTGGTCAACACCTGTGGAGAGACGGTGGCAAGATGGTTGTCGTTACCGAAGGTGAACTAGACTGCATGAGTGTCAGTCAGGCACAGGGAAATAAATGGGCAGTTGTCTCCATAAAGAATGGTTCGCAAGGTGCGAAACGAGATGTACAAAAGTCTCTTGAATGGTTAGAGAAGTTTGAGAGTGTCATCTTTATGTTTGACATGGACGATTCAGGACAATCGGCTGCTCATGCTTGTGCCTCTGTACTAAAGCCTGGGAAAGCTAAGATAGCACAACTCCCTCTCAAGGATGCTAACGATATGTTAGTCGAAGGTAGAATCAAAGAACTTATAGATGCCATATGGTCAGCTAAAACATTTAGACCTGATGGTATTGTAAGTGGAGAAGACCTATGGGGTGACGTATCTAAAGAAGATGTTGTTGTCTCTGTTGACTATCCTTTTGTCGGACTCAATGAGAAGACACATGGCTTACGTAAGTCAGAACTTACAACTATAACTGCAGGTTCAGGTATAGGTAAGAGTGCTCTTGTCAGAGAGATAGGTTACAACCTTATCAAAATGGGAGAACGTGTTGGTTTTATTATGCTCGAAGAAACCGTTAAGAGAACTGCTCTTGGACTTATGGGTCTACACCTTAACAAACCTTTACATCTTGGTAATGTTCCTACCGAAGAGTCTGAGTTACTTGATGCGTACAATAATTGTATCGGTAATGGTAGGGTATTTTTCTACGATAGTTACGGTAGCACTTCTATCGATAACCTCCTCAGTCGAGTACGTTTTCTATCACAAGGAACAGAATGTGATTGGATTGTTCTTGACCATCTCAGTATTGTTGTTTCTGGTCTTGGGGATGGTGATGAAAGACGATTGATAGACAATGCAATGACTATGTTAAGAACCTTAGTACAAGAGACAGGTGTTGGTTTGATATTAGTATCACACCTCAAACGTCCTGAAGGAAACAAAGGACATGAAGAAGGTGCACAAACATCTCTGTCTCAGCTAAGAGGTAGTCATGCTATTGCACAACTATCGGACATGGTTATCTCTCTTGAAAGAAACCAACAAGGTGATGACTCTAACTTAACTACTGTTCGTGTATTAAAGAACAGGTTTAGTGGTGACACAGGAGTTGCCTGTCACGTTCAGTATTCTCCAGACACAGGAAGAATGACTGAGACAACACTAGAGTTTAATGAAGAGAAGGATGAGTTCTAATGTTAGGACATGTATTTATAATAGCTGAAGAAATGAAAGGAAGAAAATGTCAGAGAACCTACGAGAAACATACGTCAGAGACTTTCAAAAGTGTATGGGTCAAGATATTGACATACCTTACAATCCGAAAGCCTTATACCTAAGAATGAACTTAATCAAAGAAGAACTAAATGAACTACAAGATGAAGTAGAGAAAAGTATCTTTGAGTTTAAAGAGAATAGTGGAAAGATAAACAAAGAAACTAAACAAAACATTCTTAAAGAACTATGTGATTTGATGTATGTAGTATCAGGCTTTGCAGTTACCTTTGGACTACCAGTTCAAGTAGCCTTCAACAGAGTTCATAAATCTAACATGAGTAAGTTAGTCAATGGCATCCCTCAACTAAACGATTGGGGCAAGGTTCAGAAGGGTAAGAATTATAAACCACCAAACATGGAGGATTTAGTTTGAGATATGTATTCGATATAGAAACAGATGGACTGTTAGATACAGTTAGTAAAGTCCATTGTCTTATATTAAAAGACATAGATACAAATGAAATTATATCTTATGTAGATAATTGGGAAGAAGGGGTTAAACGATTAGAAGATGCTGAGTTAATTATAGGACACAATGTTATTAAGTATGACATACCTGTACTAAAGAAGCTGACTACGTTTAACCCTAAAGGTCTTGTAAGAGATACACTTGTATGCACACGTTTAATATGGGCAGACATAAAGCAAGGTGACTTCACAAGAACAAACTTTCCTAACAAACTTATAGGCTCTCATAGTCTACGAGCATGGGGTCATAGGATTGGAGATTATAAAGATGACTATGATGGTGGATGGGAAACATTCAGTCAGGAGATGTGGGACTATTGTATCCAAGATTGTAATGTTACTCATACGTTATGGAATAGAATTAGTGAAAAAAATTATTCGCAACAAGCCTTGGAGTTAGAGCATGAACTTACTGAAATTATTTACAGGCAAGAGACTTATGGATTTGCCTTTGACAAACAGGCTGCAGGTTCTTTATATGCAGAACTGTCAGCCAGAAAACATGAACTCGAAACTAAACTCAGAACCGTCTTCCCTGATTGGGAAGTTAAGACACCTTTTACTCCGAAAGTAAATTCAAAAAAGTTTGGGTACGAGAAAGGTGTACCTACATATAAAGTAAAACTCATAGAGTTTAACCCTAGTAGTCGTGACCATGTTGCTAATCGTTTACAAACTATTCGAGGATGGATACCAAAAGACTTTACCAATGATGGTAAACCCAAGGTGGATGAAGAAGTTCTATCACACCTAGATTATCCTGAAGCAAAACTTCTTGTTGAATACTACACCTTACTTAAAAGGTTAGGACAACTTGGAGACGGTAACCAAGCATGGTTAAAGGTAGAGAAAGCCTCTCGCATACATGGCTCTGTAAATACAAATGGGGCTATAACTGGACGTGCAACCCATGCATACCCAAACGTAGCCCAAGTACCTGCCAACGGTGTACCGTATGGTAAGGAGTGTCGTTCACTTTTCATTCCATCTTTAGGAAAAGAATTAGTAGGCATTGATGTTTCAGGTTTGGAACTTAGATGCTTGGCACATTACATAGCTAAATATGACGGAGGAGACTATGCCGAGAAGGTTGTTCATGGGGACATTCACACAGAGAATCAAAAAGCTGCAGGGCTTACCACAAGAAACCAAGCCAAGACATTTATTTATGGATTCTTATACGGTGGAGGTGCAGCAAAACTGGGACAGATTGTCGGTGGCTCTGCTAAAGAAGGAGCAAAATTAAAAGCAAGATTCTTGAAGGCACTTCCTGCTCTCAATACTTTAATACAGAAAGTACAACAGGCATCAACAAAAGGATATTTGATTGGGCTTGATGGCAGACGTATCAAAGTAAGAGCAGAGTATGCAGCACTCAATACCCTACTGCAATCAGCAGGTGCATTGATATGCAAACAATGGTTAATAGAATTTGACCATGCCCTAAAGGAAACAGGGTTATGTAAACAGGCACAACAAGTGGCATGGATACATGACGAAATCCAAGTAGAAGTTGAGAAAGGATACTCAGATGAAGTCGGAAGAATCGCAGTTAAATCTATTCAAAGAGCAGGAGAGCACTTTGGAATCAGATGCCAACTTGACGGAGAGTTCAAAGTTGGAAGCAACTGGGCTAACACCCACTAAGAAGAACCGTAAGAAGTTTGATATTGACCTAGCTTATGGAAAAGTCTTTGAAGATAAAATCAAAGATATGCTTCAAGGAAAAAAGATTGAAGTAAAAACAGAAAAGAATATCTGGCAGAAGTCAGGCAACATTGCAATCGAGTTTGAATCATATGGTAAACCTTCAGGTATAAATGTTACTGAAGCAGACTATTGGTTTCACAACTTATCTATTGATGACGAAGTATATTGCACATTAGTTTTCTCAACACCAATGCTTAAAAATATTGTAGAGAAACTAGATTACCACAAAGTTATTAAGGGTGGTGATAACTGGGCATCCAAGATGTACTTAGTTAACTTATCTAAATTATTTTCAACTGACACACTTAAACTTTTCAAGGAGAAAATGGATGAAAAGGACGTTGCTAATTGATGGAGACATTGTTATCTACCAATACTCTTCTACTGTAGAGAAGGAAGTTAATTGGGGTGATGACGTATGGTCTTTATGGGCTGATGCCAAGGAAGCTAAACAGTTAATCCTACAATACATAGATATATTAATGGAGAAGACAGCAGCAGATGAGTTGGTGTTCTGCTTCACAGGCAAGGATAACTTTAGGAAAGACATCTTAGATACTTACAAAGCTAACCGTAAAGATAAACGTAAACCTGTTTGTTACAAAGCCTTAAAGGAATGGATAGAAGAAAACTATGATACTGAAGAGTGGCATGGTTTAGAAGCTGATGATGTATTAGGAATCATGGCAACTTCAGGTGACCGTTTCATTGAAGGTGAAAAAGTTATTGTATCTGAAGACAAAGACTTGAAAACAATTCCATGTAAGTTATGGAGAAGTGGTGAGTTACTAAACATTACTAAAGAAGAAGCAGACTACAATCATTTATTTCAAACACTAACAGGAGACACTACAGATGGCTACTCAGGACTACGAGGAGTTGGCGAGGTTAAAGCGAAAACAATACTTACTGTACCTACTTGGACAAGTGTCGAAGATGCTTTCATCAAAGCAGGACACACCAAAGAAGATGCGTTAACTCAAGCACGTCTTGCTCGTATTCTAAGGTTTGAAGATTACAACTTTGAGTACGGTGTTCCTAATATGTGGAGTCCTAGTTAATGGAGTCTTATGCAAACTACATGGTTAGAAGGATAAATGAAGAGATGGAAAAGGAAGACGATAGTAGTCCAATAGACCCCAAGCATTACAGTCAATGGAAGATAGAACCTATAACTTTCATTATGGAAAATGACTTAGGGTTTTGTGAAGGTAACATCATTAAGTACATCATGCGTTGGCAGATGAAGAATGGCATTACTGATTTAAAGAAAGCAAGACAGTACATAGATTTTATTATTAAGAAGGAAGAGGAACAGGGATGATACCTAATCAGCATTATGGAATGACACTACCATTATCAGAAGAAATAGACACACAAAAATACAGACAAACAGGAGAAGACTTTTATAGTAAGGTAGTTCGTATTGCAGGTGCATTAAAAGATTCACCTACACACTTTGAAGAGTTTAAAGATACACTACGTAACATGAGGTTTCTTCCTGCAGGTAGAGTACAAAATGCTATGGGTGCTGCAAGACAGACTACAGCATTTAACTGTTTTGTGTCTGGGACTATTGATGATTCTATGGAATCTATAATGGCACGAGCCACCGAAGCATCTGAGACTATGAGACGTGGTGGTGGTATAGGTTATGACTTCTCTAAGCTACGTCCAAGAGGTGACCTTATAAAATCTTTGGACTCAAGGGCATCAGGCTCTGTGTCTTTCATGGGTATCTATGATTCTATCTGTCAGACTATCGCATCATCAGGTCACAGACGTGGTGCACAGATGGGTGTACTTAGAATTGACCATCCAGACATTGAGCAATTCATCACAGCTAAACATGACTCTACTTCATTAACAGGATTTAATATTTCTGTTGGAGTTACAGATGAGTTTATGAGATGTCTAAAAGAAGAACGACCTTTTCCTCTAACCTATGAAGGTAAAGTCTACAAGGAAGTAGACCCTGTTGCCTTGTGGGATATGATAATGAGAAGTACATGGGATTGGGCAGAGCCTGGGGTTTTATTTATAGATACCATCAACAAGATGAACAATCTATATTACTGTGAAACTATTGCTGCAACTAATCCATGTGGAGAACAACCATTACCACCATACGGTGCTTGTCTTCTAGGTTCATTTAACTTAGTCAAGTATGTAACTGACAAGAAGTTTGACTTTGGTTTGTTTACAGGTGACATAGCTACTGTTGTTAGAGCAATGGACAACGTAGTAGATAGAACTATATACCCATTGAAAGAACAGAGAACAGAAGCTGAGAACAAGAGACGAATGGGACTAGGAGTTACAGCCTTATCTAATGCTGCAGAGATGTGTGGTTATCCATATGCTTCTGAAAAGTTTAATGAGTTTACAGAAAAAGTAATGTCAACATTAAGAGACTACTGTTATGCAACTAGTGCAGACCTTGCAAAAGAAAAAGGTTCTTTCCCATTGTATGACCAATACCATTACATGAAAAGTAAATACATACAGACATTACCTGATTGGGTAAAAGAAAAGATATTACAGAATGGTATTAGAAACTCTCACCTAACTTCTATTGCACCTACAGGAACTATCTCTCTTACTGCAGACAATGTTAGTTCAGGTATTGAACCACCTTACTCATTGTTCTATGACAGAACTATACAACAGTTTGATGGACACCAGATAGAACGAGTAGAAGACTATGCTTACACGCAAGGTGTTAAGAGTAGAACTGCTAACGAAATTAGTGCACAAGAACATTTAGAAGTATTAGCTATTACATCTAAGTATATTGATAGTGCTGTTAGTAAGACTTGTAACGTAGGTGATGATGTTAATTACGAAGACTTTAAGAAACTATATACAAATGCTTGGGAACTAGGATGTAAAGGTATAACAACCTTTCGTGCTGCAGGTAAAAGATATGGTATCTTAAATGAAGTTAAAGAAGATAAGCCTAAAGCAGAGGCTTGTTTTATTGACCCAACCACAGGGCAAAAGGAATGTTCCTAATGCCCTCTCATAAAGAGGACTATCATGGCTTTAAATAATCAAGACGAAGATTCTTTACCCTATACTGGAAGCCAATTAGTAGATAAATTAAATAAAGTATTCCCAGAAAAATCTGCCGAACTAGGTATGTCTATCGAAGAACTCATGTTTAAAGGTGGACAAAGGTCAGTAGTTAATTGGCTTGTAGAATTACAAAAGAGGGAAGAACAACAGAACGAGGATTAAGATTCATGTGTATGCCAAGGTCAAGACCTGCCCCAACTCCACCACCAAAACCAGAAATAGAAGAACCTACTAAGCAAGAGATTTATGATTCAACACCACACCAAGTTGATAAAGCTAGTAAAGTTAATAAGTCTACTAATACTACTAAGTCTAAGAAAAAAGGTAAGACATCTTTAAGAACAGACCTTAGTATCGGTGCAGGTAATTCATCGGCAGGTGCAGGATTAAACGTAGGATAATATAATGATTAATAATATTTCATGCTCCCAAAAATATCACAAACTTACAGGGGACAGGGAAATATACTTAGACAGAGCAAGAGAATGTTCTGAACTTACATTACCATCCCTTATAACACCTGAAGGTTTTAGTTCTGCTACAGATTTATACCAACCTTTTCAAAGTACAGGTGCTAGAGGTGTCAATAATTTAGCTTCTAAACTACTACTACTTTTATTTCCTCCTAACTCTCCCTTCTTTCGTTTGGCAATGGATACAAAAACCAAAACAGAAATAGACCAAGATGGACAGTTAAGAGCAAAAATAGAACAAGGTTTAGCAGGTGTAGAACGTGAGGTTATGGGAGAGATAGAAAACTCTGCCATGAGAGTTCATGTCTTTGAGGCACTAAAGCATCTTATAGTATCAGGTAATGTTTTACTTCATCTACCAAAGAAAGGTGGAGTGAGAGTATTTCCTTTATCTAGTTATGTATGTAAACGTGACCCTAACGGAGAACTATTAGAAGTTATAGTAGAAGAAACTGTATCTCCTAAAGTATTACCTGAAGGTATGGAAGGTATAGATTATACATCTGATAAAGATATAAAGATTTATACTAAAGTAGCTAGAACTAAAGAAGACGAATATTATATATACCAAGAAGTAGAAGGTATGTTAGTTCCTAATTCAGAAGGAACTTACAAGAAAGAACTACTACCTTGGAGAGCCTTACGTATGGTTCACCTAGATGGTGAAGACTATGGAAGGTCTTACGTTGAAGAATACCTTGGTGACCTGAAGTCACTAGAAGGCTTAATGGAATCTATAGTGAGTGCTGCTGCAGCTTCATCTAAATTAGTATTCTTAGTTAGACCAAACGCATCTGTAAAGAGACGTGACCTAACTAATGCTAAGAATGGTGCAGTTATAGTTGGTTCTCCTGATGACGTTAAAGTACTACAGACTGAAAAGAGTAGTGACTTGAGAGTTGTCTTAGAAACAGTTAAGAGAATTGAAGATAGATTAGCATTTGCTTTCTTATTAAATACATCTATACAAAGAGATGCAGAAAGAGTTACAGCCGAAGAGATAAGATTTATGGCTCAAGAATTAGAGTCAGCTTTAGGTGGTGTGTATTCTATTCTGTCTCAAGAGATGCAGTTACCTATTGTACATATATTAATGGATAGGATGTCTTCATCTAAAAAGATACCTAAGTTACCTAAAGGTACAGTTACACCTGTTATTGTTACAGGGGTAGAGGCATTAGGTAGAGGAAATGACCTTAACAAGTTAAGAGGTTATGTTCAGGATTTGATGCAATTAGCACAAGTAAATCCACAAGCTATACAAATGATAAATTTTAATGACCTAGTTGCAAGACTAGCTACTGGTCATGGTATTGATACTATTGGTCTTATAAAGACTGAAGAACAATTACAAGCTGAAATGCAACAGCAACAAGAAGAGCAACAACAACAAATGATGATGCAGACCATGCAAGATGCTGCACCTTCAGTTGCAAAAGAAATGGTAAAAGGTACTTATACAGGTACACAAGGACAACAACCAGAAATGCAAGAGGAATAGAATGGCAGAAAAAAGTCTAAAAGAACTAGAACCTAAAAAGGAATCTCCTAAAGAGACAAGTTATCCTAAATGGCAGGGAATAGACAAAGCTGAAATAGGGGTTACTTATATTAAAGACAATGGAAATTTAATTAAAAAAGGCAACAAACCCTTATGAGTACAGAAACAATACAAATGGAAGGTAACATTACAGGGAGTGAAGCACCAGAAGAAGAAGTGGTACAGGAACGTCCTGAGTGGTTACCTGAAAAATTTAAGTCTCCAGAAGATATGGCTAAAGCCTATGGAGAACTAGAAAAAGAATTTACTAAATCAAGACAAGAAGGAACACAGGTTGAAGAAACTGAATCAACACCTACAGAAGATGCTAAAGAAGCAGTCGAAAGTGTTGGTTTAAATTTTGAATCTATGAGTGAAGAGTATATGGAGAACGGAGAGTTATCTTCTGATACCTATGCTGAACTAGAATCAAAAGGTATTCCTAAAAATATTGTAGATGCTTATATACAAGGTCAACAATCAATAGCTAATAATGTTAAAGGTGACATTTTTAATTCTGTAGGTGGTGAAGAAAACTATACACAGATGACAGAATGGGCAGCCGATAATATGAATCAAGCTGAGAAAGATGCTTTTAATCTTGCTGTTAATTCAGGAGATATGGCTCAAGCTAAACTAGCAGTCGAAGCATTAAATGCACGTTACAAAAACATGGTCGGAGTAGAGCCAAACTTGGTTGGGGGTAGACCCTCAGAGTCTGTGGACACATACCAAAGTTGGGCACAAGTTACAACCGATATGAAAAATCCTGCTTATTCTAAAGACCCTGCTTTTAGAGCAACGGTAGAGAAGAAGCTAGGACGAAGCAAATTATCATAGTCTTCCTAACAAGGAAGCTATAAGTTCAAAACATCAAACCAAAGACTAGACCCTTGCGAGGATACTCATGTGTACGGTAGGAATGTTGGAACGCACTTTTATTTCAACTTTTTACAATAAGGAGACATTTATATGTCAAACGCAACTATATCAGATATCGGTAAAGTTAATAATACTGGTACTGCTGATGCTATGTTTCTTAAACAGTTCTCTGGGGAAGTATTAACTTCTTTTGAGCAGACTACTGTTACAGCCGACAAGCACATGATACGTACAATCGCATCAGGTAAGTCTGCACAGTTCCCAGTTATGGGTAGAAGTTCTGCTGCATATCATACCCCAGGAAATGAGATAACAGGCACAGCCCTAAATCACGCAGAGAAAGTTATTACTATTAATGACCTTCTAATCTCTAACCACTTCATTGCAAATATTCAAGAAGCTAAGAACCATTATGATGTTCGTTCTGTATATTCGTCAGAGATGGGTAGAGCACTAGCTTTCCAAATGGATAAGCACGTTCTTCAAACTATGCTTCAAGCTGCTGCAGGAACTGCAAACGTAGGTGACTCAGGTTACGAAGCAGGTACAATTATTACAGATGCTGATGCTAATACAAATGCTGCTTCATTGATTACTTCAATCTTTGATGCTGCTGAAGCACTAGATGACGGTTATGTACCATCAGAAGGAAGATTCTGTTATCTAAAACCTGAACAGTATTACCTATTAGCTAATGCTACTAATGCTGTTAATGTAGACTTCTCAGGTAGAGGTTCTATTGCTGAAGGTACAATCCCTCAGTTAGCAGGTATTAACCTAATTAAGACCCCACATCTACCAACTGGTAACATTACTGGTACTGGAGTTGATGCAGGTGGTGCAGGTGGAGCACAAGTAATTAACGCATCTAACACAGTTGCTATTATTGCTCATACTTCTGCTGTAGGTACAGTTAAGTTAATGGATTTAGCTGTTGAATCAGAGTACGACATCCGAAGACAAGGTACACTAATGGTTGCAAAGTATGCAATGGGTCATGGTGCACTACGTCCAGAGGCTGCAGTACAAATTCAAACTGCTTAATTTTAATCATAGCGAGAGTCATTCATTTGGCTTTCGCTTTTTTTTACAGGATTGATTATGTCAACTACACCAACAACAGAACTTGAAGCAGTTAACATTATGTTAGCTTCTATAGGTGAGTCTCCTGTATCTAGTTTAGATGATGCTCAACTTGTAGATGTATCTATTGCTAAGTCAATATTAGATGAAACTTCTAGGGCTTTACAATCTCAAGGACTTCATTGTAATACTGAACATGAATATCCTATTGTTCCTGATACAGATGGACAATTAAATGTACCTAGTAACTGTGTGAAGATAGACACTTCTGGTTCTACTAGTGATGTTGATGTTGTACAAAGAGGTACAAGATTATATGACCGTAAGAAATTTTCCTTTACAACATTTGAAGGAACATATTATGTAGATATGGTTCTACTATTAGACTTTAATGATTTACCAGAGCACGTTAAGAGATACGTTACAGTTAAATCTGCAAGAAGATTCCAAGGTAGATTCATGGGTTCAGATACTTTAGGTGGATTCACAGAAAAAGATGAATCAGAAGCTATGGTTTATTTTGAACAATGTGAAGCACAGACAGAAGACAGTAATATGTTACTTGATAACTATGATGTCTCTAAAATAATAATTCGTGGAGCACCACGTAGAGCAATAAGGTGATGATATGCCTCTCGTTAGTACAGGACTACCTAATCTCTTAAATGGGGTTAGTCAGCAACCATCTACGTTGCGACAGACTACACAGGGGGAAAGTCAAGTAAATGGTTTTTCATCTATAATAGACGGACTAATTAAAAGACAACCTACAGAACACGTTGCTAAAATTATAAACTCAGCCGTAAGTGGTGCAGCTATCCACGTTGTAAATCGTGATGAAGCTAACCAATACATTATTGCTATTACTGCAACCAGTAGTTCAGCCACTATCCAAGCCTTTGATTTAGCAGGTAATTCTGCAACTGTTAACGTACCTAATGGTACAGCTTACCTACATTGTGCTAACCCACAAACAGATTTAGCTTTTGTAACAGTAGCTGATTTTACTTTTATAGTTAACAAAACTAAAACAGTTGCCATGACTACTGCAACAGTATCTGGCTCAGTAAGTAGTAGTGTACAAGAATTTGCTGATTTACCTACAAATGCTTCTACAGGTAATGTATATGAAATACTTGGTGACCAAAATAATAACTTTGATAATTACTTTGTAAAAGCATTAAGTGCTAATACTTATGAAGAAACTGTAAAGCCTGGGATTATATATGAATTAGATAATACTACTATGCCTCACAGTTTAGTTTTAACTTCAGGTTCATTTACATTTGATAGACAAACATATGCTGATAGAGATGCAGGTGATTTAGATTCTAATCCTAACCCTTCCTTTGTAGGTAGGAATATTAATAATATATTCTTCTATAAAAATAGACTAGGTTTATTAGCAGATGAAAACATTATCTTCAGTCAGTCAGCAGAGTTCTTTAATTTCTTTGCTACAACAGTAACTGCAGTTTTAGATGATGCACCTATAGATGTTTCTGTTAGTCACACCAAAGTATCTATCTTAAAACACGCAATTCCTTTTAATGATTCACTAACATTATTTAGTGACAACACACAGTTTAGTATTGAGACTAATGGAATATTAACACCTAAAACAATATCAATAGTACCTAGTACGGAGTTTGAAAATGATACAAAAGTTTCGCCTGTTGCTTCAGGGAACTACTTATATTTTACGTCTAAGCGAGGAGACTTTACGTCTGTTCGTGAGTATTACGTGGAGAGTGATACAGTCATTGTGGATGCTGCTGAAATCACGAGCCATTGCCCTAAGTACTTACCTAAAAACGTGGTTAAATTAGCCTCATCATCTAATGAAGATATATTAGTAGGGCTATCAAGTGAAGACCGTTCTAAGTTATACATATACAAATGGTATTGGCAAGGAACAACTAAGCTAGTATCAAGTTGGTCTGAGTGGCATATGCACACAGGCTCAAGTGTACTTGATGTAACAATATTAGAGAACGATTTATTTATAGTAATAAGTAGAAGTGATGGAGTATTCATTGAAAAATTACAGCTTCAATATCCTAATGATTCTGGGCTTACTTTCTGCAGTCGTGTTGACAGGAAAGTTACAGTCTCAGGTTCTTACAATTCAGGAACAAATATCACAACTTGGACATTGCCATACGTCTATGACGGAACAGTCAAAGCAATAAAGTCTGGGGCATGGTCAAGCAGGAAGGGTACTGATATAACAGTAACCAGACCTACAACATCTACAGTTGCTGCTACAGGAGATTATTCTGCAGCTGCAGTAACTATAGGCATACCTTATACATTCGAGTACCAGTTTTCAGAACAACACGTTAGAGAAAACCAAGGTAAACAATCTGTACAATCAGGAAGATTACAATTAAGAACTATGAGAGTTAATTATGAAGACTCTGGGTTTTTTAAAGTAGAAGTAACTCCTGAAGCTAGAAGTACAAATACATATGAATTTAGTGGTAACGTAATTAATAGTCCATCAACAACTATTGAAGACGTGAATATTTCTGATGGAACATTCAGATTTCCAATTCAATCTAAGAATGACAGAGTAACAGTAAAGATACTTTCAGATAGTTATTTACCATGTTCTTTTCAATCTGCTGAGTGGGAAGGTTTCTATACCATACATTCACAGAGGATATAGATGAATACATACATGATAGATGATACAACTATAATTAGTGTTGTACAAGCTGACCCTATGGATGCTTTAGTTCTCGCACCACGTTTAAGACAACCTGATGTTATTGAAGTAACAGCAATGGGTACAACACCATTCAAAGCATTAATGCAATCTTTTGAATTACCTAATTCTGAAGTTTATACAATATTAGAAACTAAAGCTGAAACACAAGAATCTAAAGTTATAGCTATGTTCGGTGTAGCTGACTCAGTAGAAGTTCCTGAATATGGTGTACCTTGGATGTTAGCTTCTCGTGACTTAGAAGATTACTCAAGACCTTTTCTACGTTATTGCAAAGATTGGATAACTAAAATTGAAAACAAATATGACGTTCTTTACAACATGGTTCATTGCCAAAATGCACAGGGCATGAGATGGCTGCAATGGTGTGGGTTCGATATTAAAACATCACGCACTTATGGTGCAGGGGGTGAAGACTTTTACCTATTTATAAGAGAGAAAAATAATGTGTGAACCGACAACAATGGTAATGATGCAAGTCGCATCTGGGATGATGAGTTACATGGCTGCTCAAGATGCAGCAGATGCTCAAACTAAACAGAACCAAGCCTATGCTAATGATGCTCAAGCCTCTCACGAAAGAGAGATGAAAATGCTTGATAGGAGAATGGAAGAAGAAAAAACTGCTTCTGTTCAAGCTGAACAAGATGTTATTGCAGATGCTAGAGAAAAGAAAGCAACAGCTATAGCTTCAGCAGGTGAATCAGGAGTATCAGGTATTTCTGTAGAGGCTCTTCTAAATGAGGTTGATTACCAAGAAGGTACTATAGTATCAAGAAACTTAGGTTCAACTAAGAATAAATTAGCTTCATTAACTGACGATAAAGAGAAGTCATACGCAACTATGGTATCAAGATTTAATTCTTTAAAGCCAGTAGCACAACCAAATTTCTTAGGTACTGCATTAGAAGTCGGAGCAGGATTAAGTCAAACAGTAGACTTTAAAGGCACGACTGATAATACTAAATGGGAATTATTAACATAGGATTTGACATGGCACAAAGACAACAAATAGGTAAAGTCGCAGGATATGGAAATACAAGTACACCTGCAAGTAGACCAGTAGACACATTTAGTGGTGCACCTGCTATTAATACAGAAACGTCAGCTAGTGCCCTAGCAAAATCTTTTGGTTTGTTCACACAGTCTATGGCTAAAAGAAGTCAGTATGATGCTAAAAAAGCAAAAGATATAAAAGATGCAAAAGATAAAAGTAAACTTACATCACTAGCTGAAAAATATCGTGGTCAAAAAGGTATTATAAGTTTAATTAAAACCCAAACATTACATCCTGAAATGTCAGAGTTAAATCAATTAGCTTTAACACAAGCTATTGCTTCTAATGAAACTGATGATGATATGTCACAATGGATTGCAAACTTAAATAATGGTACATATGGTAAAGACATTTGGAATAATAAAAAAGCACTTACTGATTTAATTGCAGATAAGAGGTCTAAACTTTTAGATAAATATAGTGTTGGTAAAAATGCAAATGGTGAATACTTAACTAACGAAGATGGTACAAGAAAAACTTTTGATTTTGCTTATGAAGGTGCAGTAAAAACTTTTAATCAATATATAAATACCCATAAAAGAGAGTGGGAAAGTAAGAGAGCAAAGTATCAAAATGATAAATTTATAGAAGACCATAAAAAGAATACATCAAGAGTATTGAATGAATTTGCATCTAACCCTAAAGATGGAATAATTGATTTTGAGGGTGCTTATGCATCTATTGAAAGTAAGTTTCAACAGGGTGATAAAATAGATAGTATTAGAAATGATGTACGTAAGAAAGCTATTTTTGAGCAAATAATAGAGACTGCAACATCTCAAACTAATCCTAATACTGGTTTAAAAATATTAGATAATATTCCAATACGTTTTCAAGATAGAAATTCTAAAGACATAGTTGCAGTAGCAACCAAGAAAATAAAAGCAGAAGCAACTCGTCAATTTAATCAGAGTAAACAAAAGGAAAATTATTTAAGAAACGAAGGTGTTATATCAGGTTCTAATATAATTAGTCAAATGTACTCAGGAACTTTTAAACCAGAAGAAGGTGGTACTAACTATGGTGTAACTGAATATGATAAGGCTTCAGATTCTGATAAAAACAAAGCAGTTACAAAATTTATTAGAAGTCAACCACTTGCTATCCAAAACGAATTAATACAATTTGCAAGGGTTGAAGCTGATAAAGATGATGCCTTAATAAGTAAGGTGGATAGTTTAGAAACTTACCAAATAACTCAATCAGATATAATATTAAATGCAACACAAGGAAAATTAGGTGAGTATTTTAAGGATAATGAATGGTCTACTAGAAGTTCAGGGGAACGAAAGAAAATAATATTTAAGCATTTAAATGGTTTAAATATGAAAAAAGATGATAGATTTAAATTAGCTGAACAAGTAGATACTTTGTTACAAGGTGCAGATGTTATTAACAATAAAAAAGTTACAGATTACTTTGATATAACAATTAAAGCATCTATTGATAAAAACTTACGAACTTTAACAGGAGCACTAAATCAAAAGTTTGTAGGTGCTGAAGCTACTTATGCAAATGCTACAAGAGTTTATAATAGAATTATCACAGAGTCTATAATAGATTATATTGAAACAAATAAACGTCTACCTAAATTTACTAATATAGGTGATAAGGATGATATGTATACTATTTTACAAAAAGCATCACAGAAAACTATAAACATTATTATACCAGATGCAGCAGGTAAATTTAAAAGTGATGCAGAAATTTTAAATGAGATTGATAGTTAAAAGGATTTAATATGGCAGAAACAAGAACCTTTACATTAGATGGGGTAGATTATGAGGTAGATAAATCTTTATCTCGAAAAGAAGCCAGAAATCAAGTTTTAGCTAAAATTAAAGAAGAAGAAAAGTTAAAGGACTTACAAGAGAAAAAAGTTAAACCAAAGGTTAACGAAACTCTTACTACTAATAAAGAAGTAAAACCATCTGAAACTCAAGCATATGTTTCCCCATTAGAGGGTTATCATAAAGATGGTTTAAAATCAGGTAGTGGTTTACAACTAAAGACTAAACAAAATAACTTTTTAAAGACTAAAGTATTTGGTGAAAGATATGTAGACCAAGACCCAGATAATTCAATATATGATGCAGATTTAATTAAAGATGAAAAATTTGTTACAGCATCTAAAGTTATATTTGAGATGAATAAAGGTAGGGCTTGGGATTTTGAAGCAGATGGTTCAGAAGAAGATTTAGCAAAGTATGGCATTAGTGCTATGGGTTGGTTTAATTACAATCTAGGTGCTATGGTTATGGATTCTGCAGGATTACTTAAAGCTGAACAATATCAAAAGGAAGCCTTTCTTTATGCTATGGAAGCCTATGATGATTTAGGAATGTCACTTAATGGTACTTATAGATTAGCAGCAGGTATGGCTTTAGACCCTACAAATTGGTCTGCTCTATTTACTTTTGGTTCTACAGCTATTGCTGCACAGACAGCTAAAGTTGCTACAAAAGAAGGTGTTAAACAATTACTACTAACAGGACTAAAAGCATTACCTTATGGGGTTGTTAATGGTGCTGTCTATGGAACTGTAGATGCTACAGGTAGAGAAATTGTAAGGTCTGGAGGAACACAAACTGATTTTGATTTGGGTAATGTAGGCGAAGGTACACTTAAAGGTGCTGCTTTTGGAGGTGGTTTAACCTTCGGTGGTAGTGTAGCTATAAATGCATCACGTTCTGTATTTTCAAAAAAATCTGGAGAAATAGGTAACAAACTATTTGGTAAAGGTAAACCGTCAGATTACATTAATGATGATGATATATTTAAAGCAGTTGATGTAGGAGTAAAAGTTAGAGCATCTGATAAAGGTAATATTGGTACTGTTACAGAAATTGTAGACGGTAAAGCTAAAGTTTCTTTTATTAACAAAAAGACAAAAGCAACTACTGTAAAAGAGTTTAGTGTAGATAGTTTAAAATCTGTAGACCGTAAACCTATATCTATTAGAGATGACTTAAATAAAATTATTGATGAAACCCCAGGAAAACTAAGAACATCAATCCAAAATCTTTTAACTAAGATAGACGAGGTATTACCTGCAGGTACAGGTAAAGGTGGATTAAGAGATGATGGTACACAATCTTTAGCAGACTTAAAAGCCTTAACTCAAGATATTACAGATTACTTAACTAAGATGGGGGCTAATGAACCTGCTAAATTTTCTAGGTTTATAGACGAGGCAAAATTAACTAGAGAACAAGAACAGTTGTTAATGGTAGCTGCACAAACAGTTAGTGAAACTTACTTAAATAAAATGGTCAGAATAGCTAAATCATTAAAGAATGATGCTTTAAGTATGGAAGATTATAATAAATTGTTTACAAAGTGGAGTGAGTTAAATGATTTAAAGAAGCCTATACAAGAAGTTTATAACACAATAAGTGGACAGTCAGGTGCAACATTAAGGTCAACACAAGTCGAGGGAAAATATACTTTAGGTAAAGGTAGAAATTTAGATATTGAAGACTTCCTAAAAACTAATAGTGAAGATGCTACTATAACTGAATTTTTAAGAATAACTGATTTTATAGATAATCAAGTAAAACAATCAGCTAAAGTAAAGAATTTAAAAGAGCAATATACAAAGTTAATAGAAGATAATAAATTTAAGGAAGCTAGAAAAGTACGTAGGGAACATGACATAACTGTAGCCGAAGAAAAATATGGTGCTGCTACAAGTGTCTTTGGTAAAACTTATGGGGCTATCAATTATGCTTTTAGAATATTTAATGAAGTTGCTATTAGTAATGTATTCTCAAGTTCAACTTTAATTATTAACACAATACCGTCTTTCGCTAAAACTTTCTATAAACCGTTAGTTAATAATTTAGGTACTGATGGATTTACATGGAAAGCCTACAAGCAGATGACTGCTGAATATAGTGCTATTGCAGGTGCAGCAAATGCAGCTAGGAAAGCAGCTATATTTTCTTTTAACTATGAAAGGTCAATCCTAACAGGAGATACAGCAAGATTTTTAGAAACTCAAACTATGATACCAAAGAAATTAGGTGGTGGTTTTATAAGAATTTTTCCAAGATTGTTGTTAACTACTGATGCTATTTTTGAGCAAATTATGTATAGACAGTATGTTGTGGGAGAAGCCACAGCAAAAGTCATAGAAGATGGTTTTAAAAAAGGACATTCTAAAGCTAAGATAAATGCTGATTTAAAAAAGCAAACTGAAAAATCTATTAAACAGGCTTACGAACCTATTCCTAATGCTGCTGATTTATTAACAGACCAAGCAGTAGACTTAGGTATTCTAGGTAGAGGAGGTAAATCTGTAGATGATTGGGTAGCAGGTAAGTTAGAAAAGTTTGAGAACGACCCTGATATTTTAATGTCAGCTACTAATAAAAATGGTAGGGATGCAGTACAAGATGCTTTATTTAAACGTAAGTTTGATAAAGATAACCCTGTAGGAAAATTACTAGACCAGTATGAAGGTGCAGTTAATAGGCATCCTATAATTAGATTCTTTGGACAACTTTTCTTTAGAACACCTGTAAGAGTCTTAGAAGAAGGTATGAGGTTGACCCCAGGTCTTAACTTAATTATGCCTAGTTTTAGGAGAGATTTACAAGGTGGTGCAGGTGTGCCAAGACATAGACACGCAAGAGCAGCAGGTGAAGCCTTATTTGGACAAGCCATTGCAGGTTCTGCAGTAGCTTTATATATGACAGGTAATATCACAGGAGCACAGGGAACAGATTATAAAATTACAAGACATGGTGAAGATGCAGGTTATCTACCACCTTATAGTATAAGAAATCCCTTAACAGGTGCAGTTACTAATTGGAGAAACTTAGACCCATTTTCAACTCCATTAAAACTTTTAGTAAATAGTTTTGAAGCCTTACAAGAAATTGCTTATAGAGAGCAACAAGGTGAATATGTAGGTGAAGCAGAAAATAAGAAAGCTACAGACCAAGGAATAGTTGCTTATACTATATTACTAAAATTAATTACTGACGGAAACCTTTTTGCAGGTGTAACTGATGGTGTTGAGTTTATACAAGACTTAGCTTCTGATGATTATGATTCTGAAATATTAATTTGGCTTGGTAAAAAACTACAAACTGTAATACCTAACCAACACTTTAAATATCAAATGTTAGGTCATCCAGTATTAGGTGATGCTCAAGGTGTTGAGGAATCTTTACTATATAGATTAAACCCTACCAAAAATCCTGAAATAGATTCTATCTTACAAACTTTAGGATTTGATTCTTCAAGTATTGTTAATGTTCAACACACAGCACTTGGAGATGAAAGATTAATTTCTAGTCCTGCAGGTGCTATATGGGGAATATTTGATGGTATTACAGTAGAAGAAAAAGATGCTAGATACAAAGTTAAAAATCCTGATGGAAGTATTAATGAAGATTTAACATCTAAAAAATCTTTTGTTTTAAATAAAATAGCAAACATAGCACAAGCAACCAATAGTAGTTTTTATGCTTCAGTAAAACCAACAGGAGATAATTGGTTGGGGGTAGATAATGCTAAAGAAGTATTTACTAAAGCTAATGACAAATACCCAAAGGAAAGTATTTATATGAGGATGCAAAGGATTCTTAAAGAAAAATATCAAGCACAAATGATTAATAAACTTTATGACCTTTTAAAAGACAAAACAGTATTAGGAACTCCGTCAACTAAAGGTATGTTTAAAACTGAGTCTCATATAATTATTTCAGATATTTTAAATGGTTATAGAGAATTAGCTTATGCAGATGTTGCTAATATGGAGAAAACAATTCCTCAAGTATTAGATTTTGTTGGGGGACAAGTATTAAAAAACCAAGGTTCAAGAGAAAGTAACAGTAATATATTAAGAGGATTTAAATAATGCCATCTTTCGCACTCAAAAGGTACACAGGAAACGGTACACTTACAAACTACACAATACCATTTACTTATCGTACTGCTTCAGACGTTGTAGTAACGGTGGCAGGAACAGTATTAAATCTTACCACCCACTACAGTTTCCCTTCAGCTAGTACGATTAGTTTTGTCACACCACCTGCTAACGGTGCTGCTATAGTTTTACGAAGAAGCACTAGTCAGGATGCAAGAATAGTAGACTATGCTGCAGGTTCTGTCTTAAAGGAATCTGACCTAGATAACGATAGTATCCAAGGCTTTAATATGGCTCAAGAAGCTATAGATATAGCCCAAGATTCTATCGCAGTTTCTGACTCTAACAATCAGTTTGATGCCACCTCATTAAGAGTAACTAATGTAGCTGACCCAACGTCAGCACAGGATGTTGCAACTAAGAATTATTTAGAAACCACATGGTTATCTGAAGCTGACAAAACAAACATTAATGCAGTTAACAATAATTTAACAAATATTACTGCAGTTAAAGATAATGAAACTAATATTAATTTAAATGCAACTAATATTACTGCTATTCAAAATGCTTCAGCCAATGCAACACTAGCACAAAACTATGCTACAGAAACAGATTCACCAGTAACTGGTACTACTGATGATTCAGCTAAGTCTTGGGCAACTGGTGGTGATGAGACTAACTATAATATGAGAACAAATGGTAAAGGTTCTGCTAAAGAATGGGCTGTATATACTACAGGCACAGCAAATGATTCAGAGTATTCAGCTAAAGAATATGCTGTAGGAACACAATCAGGACAATCATTAGGTTCATCTAAACAATGGGCTGTTGGTGGTGGTACTGGTTTTACTACATCAGAAGCTGTAGCAGGTGGTTTGTTTTCAGCTAAGTATTATGCAGAACAAGCAGCAGCTTCTAAGACTGAGTTCTCTAATGTTTATCATGGGGCAGCAGCAACAGACCCTACAGAAGACCCTGATGGCTCTGCGTTAGAAGCAGGGGATTTATACTTTAATACAAGTACCAATACACTTAAATATTACAATGGCTCAAGTTGGGCAAGCATAGAAGCTACAGACACAAGTTCTTTTGCAACTAAAGGTGTGGCTATAGCAATGGCAATAGCTTTATAAGGAAATAGAAATGTCACAATTATTTAGACGATATAAGATGAGAGACGTAGGAACTTCTGCTCAAGATGCACCTGACGGAACAGACTTTGATACCTTTGATACCATAGTAGGTATTCATTGTGCAAACAGAGCAACAACTGCAATTAACGTAGATGTGTTTATAACTACATATAATGATGATGCAGATGATGACCCAAGTAACAATCCAAATGATACATATTACCTAGTCAAAGGTGCACCAATAGCAAGTGGAGGTGCTCTACAGATATTAGATGGTGGAGCAAAAATTGTTGTACAAGACGGTGATAGAATTTGGGTGCAGTCAGATACACTTAATTCAGTAGATGCTTGGATTTCAACAGTAAAAGCTATTAGTAACTAAGGAGAGTTCATATGCCATACATAGGCAATCAATCTACAAACTCGTACTCTTCTATGGTTAAACAAGATTTAACAGGAGCATCAGGTGCTTCAGTTACCTTGAGTCATCCTGTAGCTAATGCTAATGAAGTAGAATTGTACATCAACAATGTAAGACAA